ATAAAAATTTGAAATTCAATACCTGTACCCATTAGACTTTACCCCATTTCAAATTAATTTCGTTATTATCATAGAGATTGTCATACGAAGTATCTGTAGAGCTTAGCTGATCCATACCATCTTTAGAAATCATGTAAACGTTAATTTGATCTAAATCTGACATGGGGGAAGTACCCTCTATAACTGCTGTTTTAGTATCAAAATCGTTTTTAACAGCAGGGCTATCAATATAACCTGAGTATAACTGTATAACATCGTCAGTAGCTAAAAGTGGTAAGTCTGTAGCAGGGTCAACAATACCCACATGAACCTTAATAGGAGAGCCTACAATGCTTGCTTTAAATATTCCTGAAAACTCATCTGATAAATCTGTTAATACAATTCTATAAGCTTCTCTGTCTAATACAGAAGAAAAGTTAGGTGATTCAAATTCAAACAGTCCACCATCCGCAATATAAGTATTACCATTCCAACTTAACTCTCGGTGATAGCTTGTAAAGTAATACTCTGTATCTTCATATTGATTACTGTTTGTATTAAATAATGTAAAAGTTAACTCAACCAAAAAGAAGTATTTAAACTTTCCATTTAAAGCTGTTGTAACTGCTGAACTAAACTCTCTCATTATATTGCCTCAATTAGTGAAATTGTTCCTAAGTTAGACAAGATACCATCTTGGAAAGTAATCCCTGTTTGATTATTAATATCAACATAATAAGAGAGTACACAACCACTATTGGCAACATTAATTGTATTGTCTGAATTATATGTTACACTATTGCCATGTTTTACAGTTGTATTAGAAGGAAGCGATTCTCTCAAAGAAGGATAAAAATAAAGTTGTTTATTAAGAGAACTTGATATTTCAAAGTCTTGTGTTAAAACATAGATTTTATCATGATTTGAAAATTTAATAAAAGAACCCTTTTTTAAAGTTCCACTAATATTAGGGTTTGCAACAACAAGTACTAAGTTTGAACCTGCTGCAGTGCTTGTCACAGGAGGATAGTCATCTTCTCCATTGCTATCTACTAATGCTGAGTCTGCTACACTATTTAATTGAGGCATAATCATTTTTTTAACTGAATCTATACCTTCAAAGGAAGAAAAGAAAGAATCTACTTCTGTAGTTTCTGTTCCAATTGTATTAAAGCTCAACTCCCATCGTTGATGATTTTGAGAAGTTCTTTGAGTTTTAAGAGAAACCGTTGTCATATCAAAATGAGGCTCATTTGATATAATTGAAAAAGGAGTTAGGATTTCCAATCCATTATAATAATATTTCTTCATGTTATTTTCCTTGGTCTAGCTAAAATAGTTAAGTGTCTTTCTACAAACATAATTTGTCTGTTAGTATTAACACCTGAATTGTTTTCGCAAGTTGAATGCCAAAAACCATCACCTGCTATCATTGCTGACCCTTTTTCAAAAGCAATGTCTCCTAACTTGGGCCTCTTATTTTTTATTATTTCATATCCACAATATTCAGCATAACTTTTTATTGTGTGATTACTTTTATATAAATACTTAAACCATTCCTTAGAAGAATTCCAAGGTTCTTTAAAAAATTCATTAGCTTTACTTTTGCTTCTTAATAACATATCATATTCGAAAAGTAAAGCAAAACAATCATTTATACCTCGAGTGTATTCTTTACAAAAGATAGTTCTATAATTAATATTATCTGTTGCTTTATTTAATGCAACAATTATTTCTTCTACTGTATAATACATATAAACTCCTATAATAAGGGGTAGCCTTATTCTTAAACGTCAGGTATCCTACCCCTTTGAAAATCATAGGTTTTCTTCAATAAATACTTTTACTAACTCTGCTACAATATCGCTTCTAACAATATCGTTTACTCCGAATTCAATTACAGGTAGCGGTATACCTGCTTTCTTTACTACTGAACAAAACTTAATTAAATCTTGTCCATTATTAACATCAGATTGAGCAGGATCCCCCATTAAAACAAGTTTAGAGTTTTCTCCAAGACGAGTTGTAATTGCTTTTATTTCGTCTATATTTAAGTTTTGAGCTTCATCAACTAATACGAGAGCGTTTTTGTAAGAACGCCCTCGAATTGTTTCAATAGGTTGTATCTCAATCTCGCTTTTGTTTATCATATACTCATACTTACCTTTACCAAAAGCTTCTTTAAAAACTTCTAACATAGGTAATAACCAAGGTGTCATTTTATCTTCGATAGTTCCTGGAAAATGGCCTAATGATTTACCTGTAGGAACATTAGCTCTTGTAATTACTATTTTATCGTAATTACCACTAAAATAAAGTTGAGCCACAGTTCCTGCACTACAATACGTTTTACCTGTACCAGCACACCCAATAGTAACTGATATAGGGTTCATCTTAATCGATTTAATAAGTAAATCTTGTTTATCGTTTTTTGGAATTACGTGAAAACCAATTCGATGAACGTTATTCATAGCATAGCGAGATTTCTTTTTTGACATTCACTGTCCTTTTTGTTATACGGTCATTTAGACCTTACATAATTATACATGCCTTAATATAAATGTTAAGGTTTAGTGGGCCAAGTTACATCAAAGGGGAAGTCATCACTATTTGTAATGTCCCTAAGTGCTTGCCTGTATGTAATCCATTCAGTAGGTACATCAGTCTTAGCCTCAGCATGTTTCGTTACAATCCAATCAGTTTCAGCTAATTTCATATCACGTTCAATTCGTATATTTTTCTCAGCCTGAGACAACACTAGGAACTCTACTTCATAGTCTATCCACCACTGACCATCTCTAAACGTAGGTTCAGTTTGCCTATTAAGGGTTTGTACAAGTATGTTCCTAGCTGGCAAGGAGCCAGTACGTACAGGATATACATTAAACTGTGCAGCTAGTTCATCAGAAATTTCTTTAGGAAAAGACACACTAGGGTTATCTTGCCTTAACTGTTTTAGTGTGTAGGGAAAAGTATCTACTTCGTTATTTACAATTTTTACATACATAAAAGTTACCTTCTTTATTCTGCACCGACTACAGCCATTTCTATTGTTACAGGAGAGCCATTGGTACCCATCATACTTTGCAACTGCGTTAAAAACCGTGTTCCATCTTTAAACGGACTAATCAGTTGAACGGCATTTGGGCTAAGGGTTGTGTTTATTCCACTTTCTACATCGTCTGCATGCCATATGATATGATTTGTTTGTTGGTCATAGGCTAACCAGTAGTCTGAAGAATCTTTAGGTCTGCGCCTCAAAGTGCCATCATACATCGCAGAAAATAAGTAATCATCTCTTGATTCGCTAGGACCATCAATATGCAAACTGTTTGTAAATGCCCCTAAAGACAGAGTTCCTGTAGTAGTACCAGCAGTACTTACATCCCAAGCTGTAGAAAGGGGAGTTTTATACAGATAGGATATACTGTATGTATGATAAATGTTTTCACCGTCCCTAGAGATAGTAGAAGCACGGTAACTAGGTAGGGCAAAACCAAAAGTCTCTGTAAGTGTTAGTGTTGAAAGATCGCCTGAGGTACTCATTGTTGCAGTATAAGCTTTGGCACCAGAGGAACTTACAAGATATACATTAGTATCATCATAAGAACGAAAATCTGCGCCTACATATCCATAAAAGAGTTCCTTTTCCTCACTATCTAATGACGCTGTATTAAGGTCCGAAGAGGTAGAAAGGGTCAAAGACCTGAGTTTTCTAGTGTTGTAGGAAGTTCCTGCGGCTGTATAATAAAACTTGTCCTCCGCATCATTAAAGAAACCCCTACCTAGATGGTGAATCTTACCGTACCAGCCGCATGAAGTTAAATCGTTAGCTGTAGGAACTAACCAAACACAAAGCGAATTGTTGTTCCCTAGTCCGTAAAGAATACTGGTAGAATTTTCGTGGGGGTATAGTCTTACCAGATTAAGCCGATCAATGGCTGGAGGAACAGTTGAATAAGAAAAAGTTGCTGTGCTTGCATCCCAATTCGTGCTTAAATCATATACGTAAAGACTAGCAGTGGTTGCCGAAGTTCCGAAAAACACATAAAGCTGGGAACCATCAGTTGCATATACTAATATGCCTCTTTGATAATCAGTGTTAGGTATTGTTGGCAAAGAGGGTAAGCTATAACTACCGTCAAGAGTACCTGTACTGATGTCCCAAGCGGTAGATAGAGTCCATTGTTTTACCGTGTTTCCGTTTAAATGAACTACCTTAGTGCCATTAGCTGATATACAAAATCTACCACCATCCACACTATATGTAGTCATATGTGAGGACACATTTAAAGACTTGTTGTCGTATGTTAACCCTGTGCTTTTATTGTTACTATTGCTGTATTGGTATATGTAACCTGAACTTGAGGAAACGTAAACTTTAGCATCACTATTACCCACACGAATGTCTAATATACTACCAGAGGGTATACTTACAGAAGTAAAATACTTTATTTCAGGCAGTGTATAAGCTGTTGCAAGTTCTTCTAAAGCTATACGGCTAGTACCAAAGAATAAGACTGTTGAACCACTGTTGTAATAGAGAGCACCTTTATCAATAGTAGAATCATTATTATATTGAATAGAATCATATGTAGCAGTGCTTACATCATAAGCTGTAGAAAGAGTATACTTCCTTATATTTGAAGAAAATGAATCCCTGAATACGAACATTACAGTTCCATTTGAATTAAAACTAATAGAACCCACTTTAGAGTCAAAACCAGAGCCAGAAGTTGCTGAATTATATGTACCTGTACTAATATCCCCTGCAGTAGAAAGATCATAAGCAGCTATATTAGACCCATGGCCTACAAGCAACTGAGTATCACTGTCAACTAGTTCAATACAATTAGGGCTAGATACATTAGTGCTTATGTCAAGGGTTTTAGAATCATCTGTTACTGTACTTGTTAAATCGTATGCGGTACTAAGACTATACTGATATATAGTGTTGTCTATACGAAGCAGATAAACCTTGGTGCCAGAAGAATTAAATGCAAAACTAAGAGGCATACCATTAGTTGTACCACCAAAATCAGATAGTACATCTGTGCCAGACCCCGCAGATCTTAAGTCGTCAGCCGTGCTTAAATCATATTGGTAAAACTTCCAAGTATACTGGTAGAAAGAGTAATTGCCATTGCCTGTAAGTTCGTAAACTTTATTCCTAGCAGGGTTAAGTCTTGCCCCCTCAAGAATGTATGTAGTCTCTCTTTCCAAGATATTACCTGGCATAGACCCTGAATCACTCCAGCTAGGTGCAAACTTAACATTAGTACCCGTACTTGTAGAGGCAGTCATAAGATCGCCAGAATAACTGTACACATAATCCTTATGGTTTGAAAAGAACTCCATAGGTTTATTGCTATCAAGCTGAATGGCGTTAGGGTGGTATAATGTATAGCCATGCCAGTATGCATTAAGGTCTTCATAAGGTATTTTAGTTACCTTGTATGAATGATCTGGCCCCTCTGCGTTAGAGGCTGCTGATTGCATACGTTTACCGATACTCATGCCATCGCACTCCCTGCTAAAAAGCCATAATAAGTAGTACCACCATCGGTAGTGTAAAATGTGTAGATGTTAGTAGCACCACTTTCAGGGGCTTCAGGAGCAGTGCCATTGCCCCAGTCAACGGACGAAGGCCAGGTCAATGTCACTGTAGCTGAAGGTGTTACCTTTAAAGTAAAACCATATGCTGTACCTGAAGCAGGGGGATTGCTAAACGTGTATGTAGTATTAGAAGAAGGTGCGTGACTAAATACGTTGCCACTACCTAAATCAAGAGCATTGGACGTAATAGTTCCTACCTTCTCAGCTATAGGAGAAGCTTTAAAAAAGTTGCTGGTATAGTCAATTATAAGGCTCATAGGTTACTCCTTAAACGGCAGTCGATCCCGCCATATCATCCTGAGCCATTACCCAAGAATAGCACTTGTCCAAGAATGCGTCACCTGATGAAGCGTTGATGTCATCTAGGTTTGCGTGATAGCGTTTAAAGTCTACTTCACGAGTGTCGTCAGTCGGTGTGCTTGTAGCATATGCTGACAAGTCAATCATCACTGAAAACTTAGGGTCAGTGCCACGTTCACGTGATACACTTGCCGTTACGATACGGTAGTATGCATTGTTAAAGGCGATACCATATTGGCTTGCCCCTTCTGCGATATTATTTTGAATAGCCATAAGTTTATCTCCTTTTAGGCGTAAGTTACTTCGGTGGTTCTAATGTTTGCCACCCAACGGATGTTATGCGCTGCCTCACCTGTTACCGTGATAGCAAGGGCATTGTATGTATTATCTGCTGAGAGAGCCACACCCCAGCCATCTGCATTTGAAATTACTGTGGTGGCACTGTTTACGAGTGTAGTTGTGCCACCGTCATTCACCAGCAAACCTTCAATCTTCCATGAGGCATAGGCTTGTGCACCGTTTTGCATAGCAGTAATTGTACCATCAAAGGTAATGCAAGTATCACTGGCTGCTACGATTTGGTTAGTTGCTGCTGCTGTACTGTTGTTAGTTGTAAGAACAGTTGCCGTTGCGTCTGTAGTATCTGCACGAAGAATAAACTGACCACCTTGTGCATCACCGACAGCAGCAAAAGCGCCCCCAGCATACGCAAGTTTACCTTTGACGGCAGATTTGGCACCTTCTCCCATAGCAAACGAATTATCATCACTTGCTATGTTCCAAGACTGATAACCACCAATACAAAAAGAAGCATTACCAGAAGCACGATTGCCCTGATAGCCGCCTATAGAAACAGCCGCTATACCTGTAGCATGATTATCGTAACCACCTAAAGCAACAGCATAACTGTTTGTTGCTAAGTTTTGCCAACCGCCAAAGGCCAAGGCATTACTTCCGTTTGCCTTTGCCTGATTTCCAATCGCAATAGCATTAGTGTTGACAGCACCGTAGGTAGAGGTGTTATTGCCTATAGCTGCTGCGAAGCTGTTTGTACCAGAAGCGTAAGAGTTACCAATCGCAGCAGGAAAGTTGTTTGATCCCGCAGTCACAGAATATGGCCCTATTGCCGAACTGTAAGGTGCCGCTGCATACGAATTATATCCAAACGCAGCGGCTCCTTCACCTGTAGGACTGTTATTTGGCTGATAGCCGACAACTACACTTTGTGCACCAGCAGCTTTGGCGAAATTGCCAATCCCGATTGCATTAGCGCCTGAAGTGTCTGCCAGCCGCCCAATCGCCACAGCATTCGTGCCAGTAGCACTAGGCTTAGTAGACGTACCATCGTAGTTATCTGCATAAAGATCAGGTGAACCACCAATAACTGTACCACCAAGAAGGAGGCTTGTACCGTCACTGGAAAGCGTAATGTCATTACCTGAACCAGTGTTATCAAAATTAATTGATCCCATTAGTAAGTCACCTCCGTTGTGTTAATTGTAGCTACCCATCTAATATTATGAGAAGCTTCTCCTGTTACTGTAATAGCAACAGCACCATTTGTTGTGTCTGCTGACAGAGCAATATCCCAGTTAGCAGCACCAGTTGATTTGCTAATTACGTTAATGTTATAAGAACCTAAAGTAGTTGTAGAAGCATTTGCTGCTCTAACTGCACCACCTTTAACTTCCCAAACAGCAAAGTCATTAGTACTTGAGCTATCTTCACGAGCGATAACTGTTCCTGTAAAGCCATAAACAGAGTTGTTGGGTAGGATAACTTGGTTGTCAGTTGATGCGGTGCCGTTATTAGTTGTAAGTGCCTCTGCAGTAGCATTTGTTGTATCTGAACGTAAAACATAAGTTCCTGTTTGAGCATCGCCAGAGTTGCTGAAATCATTACAAGCAAAAGCATACTTTCCTCTTATGCCGTTAGTATCTGCACTTTTCCCTATAGCTACCGAAAAATAAGCATCTGCGATAGCATCACCTATAGCTATAGAGTAATCACCGTTAGCTGTAGCACTACTACCTAAAGCCGTGGCATTAGGTGCATCTGCTTGGGCGTATGAGCCTATAGCAGTACTATAACTCTGCAAAGCATATGCCTGAAAACCAACAGCTAAAGGTCTATAAGTTCCAAACGCCCTAGAAATTTCCCCTATAGCAATACTATCATCGCCAGTTGCCTTCGCCTGATACCCCATCGCAATACTATTAGCACCAGTCGCACCGTAGCTAGAGGAGTTAGTTGCTATAGCTGCAGCAAAGCTGTTTGATCCTGATGCGTAGGAGTTAGTAAGAGCAGTTGCATTGGCGCCTGATATTGCTTGAGCATTGTAACCTATTGCAAGAGAGCCTTGCCCAGTTGCATCAGTGTTTCGGGCTATTGATACAGCGTTAAACTGAGAGGCGTTTGCCCCATAACCCATAGCGATTGAACTTTGTCCTGACGCTGTTGCGTTTCCACCACCCGTGCAAAATGAAAACTGCCCTGTAGCATTTACGTTATCACCGAATGCAAAAGATTGACCACCGCTGGATACGGCATCATATCCCGCCGCAAACGTAGTATCCGCACTTGCAACTGAAAGAGTGCCAAACGCAAAAGAGTTTGAGCCACTAGCCGTGCTATTGTCTCCTATAGCCACAGCATTATTGCCAGTAGCACTTGGAGCAGTCGGGCTGTTTAGGTTTTCAGCGTAAAGCTCTAATCCACCACCAACCTCAGTACCGTCTAAGAGTAGGCTCGTACCATCTGATGAAAGTGTTACATCAGAGCCACCGCCTGTGTGTTTTAAATTAATAGCGCCCATTATGCGTATGTAACCTCCGATGTATTAACAGTTGCAACCCAACGAATATTTGTTGAGGCTGCGCCTGTAACTTCAATTTTAAGACCACCATTAGTAGTGTCTGCGACTAAGTCAATAGACCACCCTGTAGGTGCTGAGAACTCATCAATAGTTGAGCTAACTAGCGTTGTTGTACCCGCATTGGCTTCTCTACGAATAGCACCTTTAAACTCCCAAGCACCCATGTCTGTACCATTTGCAGCACTTTCACGAGCTACACAAGTTCCGCTAAAGAAGTAAGCACTGTTGTTTTTCAATATAATTTGGTTGTCTGTAGATGCAGTACTATTATCAGTTGTTAAGGCTTCTGCAGTTGCATCTGTAGTATCAGAACGCAAAACAAATATGCTTGTTTGTGCATCTCCTTGCCCACTAAAATAGCCTGACATAAATGCTAACTGACCATATATTGTTGCCTTTGATCCTTTTCCTAGGGCCATTGACTCTTCTGCATTAGCATTAGAAAGATGACCTATTGCAACGGAATAATTACCACCAGCTTCTGTACTATCACCTAACGAAATACTATAACTTCCCGCTGATTTAGCTTGTCGACCCATAGCAATAGAGTTGTAACCAGTAGCACCAAAATTTGTGCTTGCATTGGCTATACCAGCCGCAAAACCATGTATGCCACCACAATAAGAAGCACCTAAAGCAACGCCAGATGATCCGTGTGCAAATGCACCATTACCTATCGCAACCGAACCAGTATTTGTATTTGTTTTAGCAAGTGGCCCCATCGCAATGGCACCCGTAGCTTTTGCACCATAAGAGCTTGAGTTATTACCTATAGCTGCTGCGAAGCTGTCTGTTCCCGAAGCATAAGCGCCACCAAGGGCTACTGCACCAGAACCAGAAGTTTGAGCACCAAGCCCATTAGAACTACTGCCCATTGCCGTAGCGCAAAGCGCTGAAGCCGAAGTTGCATAACCAAGGGCAACAGAATAACTGCCAGAAGCTGTTGCTGATGGTGATGCAGCAAAAGACCAATTGCCTGATGCAGTAGAATTGTTAAGTGCAACAGCTTGTGTACCAGAAGCAAGAGCTAAACGCCCAATAGCTACTGAGTATGCATTTGTTGTACCATAGCTACTACTGTTGTTACCAATAGCAGCAGCAAAACCATCAATTCCTGCAGCACGAGAATTACCTAGCGCAATAGCGCCAGAATTTTGCGTTGATGAGCCATTACCTATAGCTACAGAATTTGCAGCTGCACTAGCCGTATCACCGTGAATACCAATAGAACTGTTTCCAGCAACAGTATTGCTATTACCATACACAAAAGAGTAATCGCCTGATGCAGTGCTAGATAGACCCCCTGCAAAAGAGTACAAAGCTGACGCAGTATTACTTCTGCCAGTAACAAAAGAATTTTGGCCAGATGCCGTAACATTATCACCAATAGCAACAGCATTTTGCCCTGTTGCCGAAACACCATCACCAATAGCAACAGCATTTGTACCTGTAATAGTATTTGCTGTTGGAGAAGAAGGGTTTTCATCATAAAGCTCTAAAATACCACCAGCATCCGCAAACGTAACAGCACCAGAACCGTCTGTGGTAAGAACCTGTCCATTTGTTCCGTCTGATGTGGGCAGGGTGTAGGCATTGTTTACGTTTACCGTACCTGTTGTTTGAATGCCTGAACTAGTTGTAACAAACTTTAAACCACCGTCATAATACAACTGAACTCTTTTATTTGCGTTTGATGCGACAATATATTCGCCCATTCCACTAGTTATCGGGCCTTTAATTCTAGTACTACTAGTTGAATTCCACGTAGTTATGTCCGTGTTGCCAGCAGTGTTTGAAAGGCTTGCAAAACCAGGACTCGTTCCTGAGTGACCAATACGAAATTCACCGTTATCACCTAGTATAAGAAAGTCATTCGACTGTAGCTCAATGTCATAACCATTGGAATCAAGATGCCCACCAAGTTGAGGGGAGGTGTCATTTACCAAATCAGCACTAACACTTGCCCATTCGCCAGCCGTTGCACCAGCGTTTACTGTGAGAACCTGACCAGCCGTACCCAGCGTGGATGGAATGTTTGTGGCAATGTCCACGCCATCTACGGTGCCTGTAACTGCAATATTACCTTGTACGTCCAGCTTTTCTGATGGGCTTGAGCCATTCCCTACAAGCATACCCGTAGTATTTGCATAGAAAACCTGTTTGTTGCTGGCGTCATTTTGCAAATACAGCTTGGCATTGTTTGGGGTTGCGTTGAAAACGGTTGGAAAATAACCATTACCAAAGCTAATGCCCCCGCCAGCGGCTGTGTTGAAGCTGATAGCCGTGCCGCTGGTATCAATTCTTCCCGTTACATCAATGCCTGTGCTTTTGGTTGCGAGCTTTTCTGATCCATAATGATATAGCTGAACTTCACCCGTTGCTCCATCAGCAACAATGTAGTTAGCAGTACCACCTGAGCCACTATCAGATTGGAAGATAATATCTTTATCGTTTGCATTATTAGTAAAGAAAATATTTCCAGTATCGTTTCCTATGTAAGCATTAGCACCGTTATGTTTAATGTTAAAACCATTACTACCAAATTTTGCAAACGCATTAGCATTAAATACTAAAGAGCTATCAGACGTATCCCAAAACGCATTATAAGAAGCGCCTGTAAACGTGACATCACCCGTGAAAGTCCCGCCAGCTTTTGGCATTGCAGCATTTGCAGTAGTGGTTGTTGATGTAAGCACTGCATCACGGGTGGCAATGTCAACGCCATCTACTGTACCTGAGACCGTAATGTCACCTGTAACTTGAACCCCTGTAGTGGTAGTGGCGAGTTTAAGATTACCATTAGTATATAGTGAAACTCCGCCACTCTGAAAACCAACAATAGAATTTGTACCGCCCGTAGTTTTAAGTGAAAAACCACCTCCTGATATAATATTTAAATAAGCATTACTTAAATTACTATCAATTACACTTTGAGTACCATCGTGATAAATTTCTAGGTCTTGGGAAGCACCTAATTGTAGTCTATTATTTGTTGAACTACTGCTATCCCCAAACTGAATTAAGTTACCATTAGTATCAAGTGTTCCACCAAGTTGAGGAGTAGTGTCTGAAACAAGATCAGTGTTAATGCCTGATAAACTAGAACCATCGCCAGAGAAAGAGGTAGCTGTAATAGTACCTGTAATATTTACATTACCCGCACCAGTAACATCACTGCTGTTAAGGTCTAAGTTACCACCTAGTTGTGGTGTGGTATCCTCTACAACGTTATCAATAGCATTTGGGTTGGCAGTTGCACTAGCTGCAATACCGTCTAGCTTAGTACCATCAGTAGCAACATCACGACCGTCTACTGTACCATCGACATACAAACTACCTGAAAGATATAGATCTCTCCATTTATAAGAAGGATTACCTAAAGAAATAATATTACTTGTTGGTGCGCCAGTATCCAACCTATATGGCATAATAGAGGAACCACCGCCGCCAAACAACATGCCAGAATCGCCCATGCCGATTGTTAAGAAATCAGTATCAACACCAATACCACCTACAGAGTTACCATCGTCTTTGATTTCTAAAGCAAGACCATTAGAAGTAGTTCTGTCAAGAACAACCATAGTTCCGTTAGTAGATTCTGTAATTTGATTACCGTTAAGGTCTAAGTTACCACCTAGTTGTGGCGTAGTATCCGCTACAAGATCAGTTGATACAGTATCAAAAGACAAATTACCTGCACCGTCTGTTTTAAGAAATTGACCTGCAGTACCATCTGTTGAAGGGTAATCTAAACCTGAAATAACAACTGCGGCACCACCACCACCTGGAGTAATGTTAATATCAACGCCAGAAGCAGAAACAATGCTGTTACCATTAACGTCTAAATTACCTCCTAACAGTGGTGTAGTGTCATCAACAACTTCTGTAATTGCATTAACCCAAGCACTGCCACTATAAATTCTTAACACGTTAGTTGTCGTGTTAAAGTACATAGCACCTGCAGTAAGAGGATCACCATCTAAATCATTATTAGGGTCTGAAGTCAAAGCACCAAAGAATTTGTCTTCAAAGTTATCTAAAGCGGTTTCTGCATCTACCTTATTATTATAAGCTGTTGTTGCACTAGAGGCGGCTGCAGTAGCGCTGTTAGCTGCTGCTGTTGCGCTTGAAGCTGCGTTAGAAGCGCTAGTAGACGCTGCACTAGCAGAGTTACTTGCCGCTACAGAAGGTGCTTCCCAAGAAGTACCATTATAAAACTTGATAACATCGTTAACACTATCATAGTACATAGCGCCTTCAACAAGAGCATTACCATCGTTGTCAACAGTAGGATCTGCTGTTTTAGTTCCTAAAAAGCGATCATCAAAATTATCAAAAACTGTTTGAATAGATGCTAAAGTCGTAGAAGCGCTAGAAGCACTTGAAGCTGCGTTATTTGCACTTATTGCAGCGTTTGTTTCGCTAGTTGCTGCATTATTTGCGCTTGTTGAAGCAGAACTTGCATAAGTGCTTGCATTACTTTCAGAAGTAGCCGCTGAGTTTTTACTAATAAGCGCATTTGCTTCTGAATTAGAAGCTGCGCTTGCAGATGCCGCTGCGTTAGTTGCTGCTGTGTTAGCAGAGTTACGATAAGATAAAGCAGAAGACGCAGAAGTAGCTGCAGAGTCTTTATGACCTTCAGCTTCATCACGAAATCCTTCGGCTTCTGAAGCTTTTGTTGTTGCAGTAGTAGCACTATTACTTGCACTAGTAGCACTTGTAGCTGCTGCTGTAGCAGAGTTACCTGCATTAGTTTCTGAAGTAGCTGCATTAGTTTCAGAAGTTGCTGCGTTAGTTTCAGAAGTACTTGCATTAGTTTCAGAAGTAGCTGCGTTAGTGGCGCTTGTAGCTGCATCGCTAGCACTTGTAGCCGCGCTAGTTGCAGAAGTTGCTGCCGCTGTAGCAGAGTTATTTGCACTAGTTGCATAGTTAGCAGCATCTGTAACTTGTGTATTAATTTGAGACAAACTATTAGCAGCACTATCTGCACTTGTTTGTGCTTCTTGTGCAGGATATTCCCAAGCAGTGCCATTGTAAATACCTAGCTGAGAAGTAGTTGTATCAAAGTACAAAGCACCTGTTAGTAGTGCATCTCCGTCATTGTCAACAGAAGGAGCAGAAGCCTTAGCACCTAAGAAACGATCGTCAAAAGTGTCTAGCGCTGTTTCAGCGTTAGTAGCAGCAGTAATGGCTTGGCTAATAATGTTAGCACCACCAAGGTTAGTATCTGAAACTTGTTCTCCTGCTGCATTAGAGATAACAACGTGAAAATCACCGTTACTATCAATGTAAGCATTAGTTACAGAGTCACCTTTTGAACCTTGCCCACCTGTACGTGACAAGCTTACTGCAAGTTTGTTATTGCTTAAACTTACTCTATAAGTCATTATGAAACCTCCGTTGGTGAGTATCTTACTTCAACAACCCCGCGAAGAGGTTTCCAAATTTGTTGATTAGTACCGACACCAGTGTCTGCGACCTCGAGATCAATAAAACCGAAAACTGGTTTATCAGGAATAGGATAAGTATCCCAGTTATCGATAAGATCACTAGGGAGAACTATTTCAAATTTATTGTCTGTTGGGGTACTGTCTATAATTGTTAAGGAAGTAACTGTTGGAGTACTAGAAGCAGTAGCGGGTATTGTACCCGAACCTTGTACATTATCGGCTTCAACTACTTTAGACAAAATTGTGTAACCTGATAAGTTAGTAAGCCAATTTAGAGTCACTTCAAGTCGTGTTTGTTCTCCTTCTACAAGAGATACCAACACAGAACCGTCATCGGATATAATATCTTTTGACTGTGATGTAATCTTTGAACGTGGCATTTTATTTCCTTTCTACCGATCCTCAGATGGGTAATTAAAATCAACGCACTACTTCTTAATACTTAAAATCCAAAACCTCGTGTAGTAGTTTTAGTACCAGCACGAATAGGGTAAAGATACTCGACAGCATATCTTAAAGCATCTGTCCAGTGTTCTACACCCTCTTTTTTATCGATTGTAGCTGAATCAGGGTTTGATTCAACCCATTGTGTTCTTTCTATAGACTTAATAGTGTTAACACACTTAGGATGCACTAACATATCAATATCACCATTCGCATTTTTAAATTTCTTGTTTACTGCTGCTACAGAGTCAATAATAGGAGGCGCTTTGGAGTGTGCTCTTGTTACAATACCGTTACCTTGAAGTATAGAAAAGTCCGTTGTACCTACAGCAGCACTACTCTTGCGAGCTTTGCCAGCAGGGTCAGGGTAAGAGATAATCCGATGCCCCTTATACTTGTCAGCTAAAGCCCTAGCCAGCGTCTCAGTATCGGGATGTCCTTGCATCTCATCTATAATGTGTATCTGATTTCCACGTAGAGCAAAAATAACAGAGGCCATGATGCCTACGTTAAAGTCTATAGCGACATGAACGTCTTCACCATCATCAAAATAAGGTAAAGAATTGTCCATATGTTCCTTTCGGTTAAATGTATAGAATACATTATTACCAGAGTCTTCGAAGGAAGCCGTATACTCTCTGGCAAACTTTAAGGGATCAAGTGTTAGTTTAATTCTTTCAATCTCTTCTTCGTCAAGAAAAGGTGAATCTTGATAAGTATAGGTATAGCTTTTCCAATCACTGTCTGAATCTTGTCTGTTGTACATTTCATAAAAGTAATCATAGCCGCTAGGAGTACTAATAATAAGTGCTCGACCAGCATTAGCATTAAACTTTTTAGCATTCATTGGAGACCAACGAGTAGCAACACAAGGTTGTATAATAGACTCCCAAGACTCTTTAAGGTTCATTCCTGCGCCTCTCCACGATGTAACCTCATCGGCTACTACAAAGTACTGACCAGTACCCCGCATACGCTGAGATGCTTCGTAAGACCATAACTTAAGCTGAACATTATTGGGAAACCAAAATTGTCCTGCTGCTTTAGAAGCCTTATCAGCAAAGTCTTCCATACCTAACTGCCAAGCTATCAGTGGATAATAAATATCTACTGCTTGACTATAAGTAGGTGCAATAAGAGCTACGTTCTTGTTAGGAACCTCTTCGTCTAAATCCATTAATTCTTGTACTGCTATAATAGCTGCTGTAGCTGCAAGATAAGACTTGCCAAAGCCACGACTAGCATTAACAACAGAATAACGACACTCTTTGTCTATAAATAAATCTCTAATAACTTCTGACTGTTTCTCATGTAACTTTATCATACTAAACTCTTATGCTACAACAAAGTCTACATTTTCACCTTGTCTTTGTGGGTAAACTTTATTCATATTATGAGGATGATAAATATAAGCGTCTGTATATTTATACTTCTCTACTTTTTTATCTATTGCTTTTTCTGTTGCTTCTACTTTAGGATTACCATTTTCTGCGTCATGGAATACAGTATTCACATGAGTCTGGAAAGGCATAGTAGGCAAAGGAAGATGAGAAATTAATGTCATTATTTTTTCCTTCCTAATTTCTTTTTGACTTTTTTAGGTTGTTGACTAAACTGCTTTCCCTTCTTAAGATCAGCTCGCTTTTTTCGAGTTGTGGAGGCATACTGTTTCTTGGTGAGTTTGTCACGATCTGCTTTAGGAAGATAACGCTCACCAGTAGCATTTTTACCATGAACACTATTCTTACCACTCTTAGTACCCCAGTCTTGTTTAGTCCACTTAGTCATAGACTTCTGTGCCTTAGTCTTACTGCCTGTATACTTTCCCCCTAAATCTTTATATATCTTAGCCGCTAGTTGCATAGCCCTAGCAGAATGCCTACCGCCCATTTTAGCTTTAGCTTTAGCTTTGGCTCTCTCCCATAGCTTTGGATTTGATCGCCCCATATTCACCTCCTAAAATGTAACGTTTACCTAGTTTTCTATCACAAGTAATTATTATAATCTTACCATCGTCATCATAAAAAATATATTTATTTTTTCTTTTTATTATTTTCAATTGTAATCTCCATAGGACAATAATAGTCAGGATCTACAACATAACGTCTATCATACCATATGCTGTTCTTTTCATTACAATCATAATAACATGCTTTGTAAAATCCATTTATAAAGGATTGATTATAGAGTGCCATTATGAAAGCACAAGTTACCATCTACCTTGACCCATACCTATAAAGTAAATTATTACACCGAAAATAGCCATAGCTATTAATGTGATTATGGTTCCAAGAGTCCAATCAATAATTGCTTGCTTAATTTCTTGTTTTCGATAGGCATGTTTTCTACGTTCTTCTCTAACTCGTCTTATAGTGTCTTTATATTCTTCTAAACCAGAAGGGCCGTGCATAAACTGTATCATAGCCTCAACTTCTTTTTTCATCTCTTGCATTTTTTTCTTTGCTGTATAAATTTGCAAAGCTTCTTTTTCTGCACTACCTGAAAATGATTTATACCAAGGCGGGTTTTTAGCCCTACCTTCAGCATAATTAATATCACTCCAAGCCCCTGCAAAAGAAGACATAGCAGAAGATGCATCTCTACCTGCACTTATTAAAGTTCTCATTTGACTAACTGCAGCAGAGGCGACACTAAGAGCAGTTAAAGGATCTACCATTTATTTATTCTTCTTAGTAGCCTTTTTCATAGCCTTCTTAGCAGCCATTTTTCCTTTTTTAGTATAAGGGTATTTTTTTCCTTTTACAATTGGCATTAGTAGGTCTCCTGTCTTGAAGCTTCCATCATTTCTCGAATTGCTTTAATATTTTCGTCTATACGAGCATTCATTAATGCTAATTCTTGTTGTGTTTTTTCCATTTCTGCAATACGTATTTCATGTCGTGCAATATCACGAGCATTAATTTCAACAGTTGAATCAAGCGTTGATACATACCACACCATTCCTGAAGTTTGAAGTATAATGGCTAAAATAAAAGTTATAGGTACACTTTTAGATAAATGCCAAGTATTATCTGAATTACTCATGGTTCTTATCCTTGTTGTCATTATCTGTGAGTAAAATACTAATTGGTTTTTTTTCAGTAACTTCTTGTTCAATTTTATCAGGGATCTTCTTGTAGCCATAAGCCATTAAATTATTAATTAGCTGGCCTTGTGTGGCTGTCAACTGTGCAAAGGCACCAGACGTAGACTTTCCAAGAGACTCTAAGTTATCTAACTGCTTTTGAATTTCATGGTACTTCTTGACCATGTGTTCAATAGGGTCAAAACCAAGCTCTTCAAGTTTACGGACTGAAGCCATAGAGTTGATATTCTTAGAACCTTTCGGACGTCCTGGCCCTGGAGCAATCTTTTTGACTGTTGGGTTAGGATTTCCAGGCATACTAAATTCCTTTATGATGTGTTATTAAAACTTTTCAAAATTTTTTATATTATTTACAAATACTTAATAAATTACTAAGATAAGTCATTGTTTTTATTTAAAAAAGATTATTTAGTTTTTCTAAATAATATTATTTATTTTTCCATGTGAATATAGCTGTTATCACTCAACAAGATATCAAAAGTAGAAGTAATACGAGCGTTATTTGAGCGTGTTGTTGCTCTCATATCAATGTCTGTTTTCTCAGTTAACTTAAGAGGAATTGTAAACTCTGTGTTGTAGGGTCCACCGTTGCCTGTTAACTCAAAACTATGAGCAACACGGAAGGCATTTTCACCAGAATACCGTGTAAAAGTATCTACACTAGCATCGGCACCTGCTTCACAAGTAGCATTAGTACTCACTAAGTAACCTGTAAACCCTGCAGGAATAGTGTAAACAGACATCAGAGTTTGTCCTTTACCCGCTGTAATACGAGCAACAGTAGTGGTAGAAACGTTAATGTCAATATTACCCACATTACCTGTAGAATCTGTAATATAAGCACGAAACACACGAATAAAGGCTGTAGTTTGCACTGCACCAGAACTAGAAAGCACTACCTGCTGTGACTTAAAGTTATAGTTAGCGTCTAACCCTTGAATAATAATAGTCTTACCATCATCAGAAGCATTAACCGCTGGGATAGTTAAGTTAGAAGCAACATTAAAAGAAGACCACGGGTAGAGTGTATCGTTTACATCCCAGATGGTACCTGTAGTGCTTTGTGACATAGCAGGAACAGCACCAAACTTATGAATATAAGAGTGACCGTTTACCTTACCTTTTGAAACCTTTAAGTAAAAAGGCTCCGAGTGAAATTGTGAAAAATTCATTTTTAAACTCCTAAAGAATGCTTACACTAGGATACCTAAAAGAGATATAACCCCCGTCCTAGAGTGTTAATTAATGTCTCCATGAGACGGACATCATCGGGGGTCATGAGGATACTCACTTTCAGATGTCAGTAGTGAGTCCTAAGTATCTCTTTTAGGTAGAACCTAGCAAAGTTATTCTTAAACGTCAGGTATTGTTAAACAAGCTAAGCGTCATCTATTCTCATACAAATAGCTTGTAGATTAACAGGAAAATACCCTGATTCACCACTCATTTCTTTTCCTAACTTTTCTCTAGCTTCAAAGCATTCAATATGATTTTCAAATACTCCATCGCCAACAGTTAATATATTTCCATCCCAGTAT